GGGGGGGACCAGATTGCCATCTTCTTCCGACTGTCGGTATACCAGGGTGGCGGGCCCCGGGACAGGCGCTCTAGAACGCGGCAACCGCACATCGGTCCATGGGACCCGACGTGTCGATACGGACGATGTGCTGCACGATTGGGCTAGTGAAAAACACGGGGCCGTGCAAGTTCTTGAGTTCGTGTGACAGTTCGGCTATATGTTGGCGGGTGATTCCGTACCGCGTCATTAGCCAAACGACGAACTCGTCATCGTAGTGGATGCCGTCGGTGTTTTCCTCGTCCAGTTGCCGAGTCCACTTCCCGGTGACCACGGTGGGAAGGGTGTCGTCAATGGTGGTGCGAAGAAAGTCACCGTAGAGCGGGGCGCGACCAACCAGCGCGCGTAGGCCGACTGCAACTGAGTGCGCGTAGGCCGCACGCTGGGGTCCGCTGACTTGGTGGGTCGTGACGAACAGTTTGGCGAAGAGTTTCCCGAGCTTTGGAATGGCCACGCTACATCGCTCACCGTCCGGCCCCACACAGGGGGCAAACGAGTCGGAAGCGAATTCGACGCGGCACGCAGCTTCTGGGGGCAGCACTGCGGCCTCAGGTTTGATGCCGCAGCTCTTCTCTGCCTCCAGTAGGTCTGACAGACTCGCGCTAGCGCGGATGCCGTCGTCTGGCTTGAGGACAACCAAGCAGTCATCTCCGATGACGAGGACGCGCGCCTCGTTGATGCCAACGCGGCGAAGCGCTACGATCGTGATAACCGCATTGATCAGCGAGTTACGCGAACTCGTGTCGTTGTGTCCAGACTTGGTCGTGTAGTCTATGTCAAACGCAAATTGCTGCAAGAAATCCAACGCTTCGGCCTTGCCTGCTGTGTGCTTAAACGAGGCTTTGCAGCGGCTCGTCTTAGCAACAAACTCGCGGAACTGTTCGTCCTGCCTCCCATGTACCATGTGTTCCATCGAAGTCATCTGTATGTCGAAGTGGTCTGGTCCCATGGTGGCATCCCACGACGCCCCGTCGCGTTCGTAAAAATAGGGCGTACCGGCCCAGGCTACAGCGTCGTCGAACCAGCGGCCCTTGGCCTGCTGGTTGAGGGCGCTAGCCACTGTCACTCGTATGTCGTCGTACTCATCGAGTCCGAGTGACTTAGAGCCGTCGAAGATACTGGATATCGCTTTCTGGTAGGCGTAGTAGCGGAATGCGTGCCGCTCCTGCGCTGCCAGGAATCGATAGTAGTTGATGAGGCGGGCCTTAGTGGGCACTTTAATGAAGTCAGGGCGACCAAAGTCAAGCCCAACCATCACCTCACGCTTCACCATCGATGTCACGAGGTTCGGGGTTTCTGGTTCGCAGGCGTCGAGCGAGGCGATGATGCTCCTCTGCTTCGCCTGTGACCACTTGGCCAGCCAACCCTCCCAGCTGCCTTCGCACAAATACGCGTAATACGCGTTGGCGAGGCACCGCGAAAGCGACTTTGCTACGTGAAGCATTTCGCTGCGCGATTGCGGGGTAGGGCGCTCCCGTAGAGCGAGGTGACGGAGCGCGGCGGCCCAGACGGCGTTGCACACACAAGTGCGCATAACCATGGGGGGAGCCGCGAACGGACCTGTGCAGTAAGCGCCTACTTGCCCAGGTTTGGTACAAGCATGGCGCTTCGGCAACT